AACTAAAACGCAAAAGCTGATCAAGAAATTTGGGCAGTCTTACACGTTTACACGCACAACGGTTGGCGCGTTTAATCCATCCACCGGCAACACAAGCAACACCACAAGCACATACAGCAAACAGGCGTGTATATTTGATTATTCAGATCGTGACCGTGTTGATGGTGTTATATTGCAAGGCGACAAACGTTTATTGGCCGAGGGCTACGATTACGCCGTTGGTGATACCGTTGTTATTGATGGCGATACTTATACCGTGTTAAATGTATCGTATATTGCGCCAGGTGATACAAAAGTTGCGGCAAACCTACAGGTGCGCAAGTAATGAGTAAAAAACTACAAGTTACATTTGACCGATTAAAAGACTATCCCGAAAAGATAGTACGCGGCACGTTGTTGGGTATGAGCAGTAAAATCATAAAGCGTTCGCCGGTTGATACGGGGCGTTTTCGCAACAATTGGATGCCAACTATTGGTTCACCAAGCAACGCGCAAACAGAAAAAGCAGATCCAAGCGGCGCAGCAGCACAAAGCAACGTTGCGCAAGCAGTAAAGAATTTCGAAATGGGGCAAACGTTTTATTTAACAAACAATTTGCCTTATGCAAACCGCTTAGAGTTTGGCTATTCGCAGCAAGCACCGCAAGGTATGTTGCGTATTACAGCAGCCGAATATGATGCGGAAATTAAGAAACAGGCGGCGAAATTATGAGTACATATTTCAACGATATGCAAGCGGCACTTGATACGCATTTAAATGATATGGACAGTACACCGATTGCATGGCCGAACATCGAATACAAGCCAACAGGCACATATTTGCGCCCGTCCTTTTTACCTGGTGAAACAGCACAAGCGAGCATGGGTGATGATGGCAAAGATGAAACTAATGTATTATATCAAGTTGATGTGGTTAGCAAACGTAATACCGGCAGAAACACAAAACCAGATACTATTGCCGATCATTTCAAACGTGGTACTATATTACAACATAACGGGTTAAAATTGCGCGTTCGTGGCGTTTCAATTGGGCCGTCAATTATTGACGGTGATTGGTACTTTGTACCCGTTACCGTTAACTTAAACATATTTACAGGGGCTAGATCATGACTATAGCAAACGGCGCACAACATTCATTACATTATGTTGCCGAAACAACTTACGGCACAACGCCAAGTACACCATCATTTAAACCATTACCGCACACCGGTACTTCATTGGGTCTATCTAAAGACGCAATTGAAAGTGAAAAGCTGCGCGGCGACCGCCAGGTTGAAGATTTTCGACACGGCAACAAATCAGTTGCGGGCGATATTTCAAGCGAGCTTGAATACGGCGCATTTGATGATGTGCTTGAAGCGGTCTTTTGTGGTACGTGGACAAGCGACGTATTAAAAACAGGTACAACGCGCAGATCATTCACAATCGAACGCAAATTTGGTGATTTGGCCACGCCAGAATATCACCGCCATACCGGCTGCGAAATGAATACATTTGCATTGTCAGTTTCACCAAATAGTATGGTTACGGCAACATTTGGTGTTATCGGTAAAGATTTGGCAATTGCAACATCAGTCGTTACAGGTGCATCATACGCATCAGATGCGGGCAACACGCCATTCGATTCGTTTACCGGTTCAATCAATGAGGGCGGATCAAGCATTGCAACCGTTACCGCATTAGAATTGAGCATTGAAAACGGTATTGAGCCATTATTTACCGTTGGCAGCCAAACCACATCGCGCCCGTCAATCGGTAAATCACGCGCAACCGGCACGCTAACAACTTATTTTGAAAGCAAAGCATTGTATGAAAAATTCTTAAATGAAACATCATCAAGCCTTGATTTAACATTAACTGATTTAGACGGTAACAGCTACCAAATCGAATTGGGGAACGTTAAATATAACAGTGGTCAACCAGATGTTGGCGGCGAGGGTACAATTACAATTGCAATGGAATTTGTTGCATTATATGACACCCTAGACGGCAGCAACATCGTTATCACTAGAACGGACGCATAACAATGGAAATCAACCAGTTATTAACGGTTGAATCACACGAAGCGGGCGCAGAATGTCAAATTTTGTCGCCCGTTGATCGTAGTAAAACCGATGTGTTTATTAAAATCATGGGTGCGGATTCCAAAGCATGGCGTAATGCAAAGAAAAAGCAAGCGTCCGAATTTATATCAAAGCGTTCAGCCGGCAAATCAGATATTGATTATGATGCAATGGATGTTGCCGCAATATCAAGTGTTACAATCGATTGGCGTGGAATTACTAAAGACGGCAAAGAATGGCCTTGCAATGCTAAAAACAAAAAAGAATTATTCAACAATTCACCTTTTATCGTTGAACAATTACTTGAGTTTTTGAGTAAAGGCGAAAATTTTACCAAGGGCTAGTTGATGAATTTGTAACTTTTGGCCGTTGGTGTATGTATATACATTCACGGCCAGAGGGTTCAACAGTTAGCCGATACGACAGTTTAAAACAGGTCGAAAAATCTACCGGCAAAACACCGCCAGAATTACAAAACCCGCCTAAATTGTCAAACATGCACAACGATGTTTGGCAAGCATACACATCATTGGTATCATACAGCTACCAGGAAATAAACGCTTATATCCAGTTAACCGGCAATCATTTGCAAAATTGGGAAATAAAGGCGATTATTGAATTATCAAAATATCGCGAGGTAACACCAACATGGCCACCGAAGTCGCACAACTAATTTACAAGGTTGATACAAGCCAAGTAAAATCAGCCAACAAAGAGGTTGGCCGCTTAGGATCAACCACACAGACAACGCAAAGACGAACGGCCGATTTTGGTCGCCGTGCGGGTATGGCCGGTATACAGGTTGAACAATTATCAAACCAAATTGCCGGCGGTCAAAATGTCATGCGTGCGTTTGGTGCGCAAGCAGCCGATTTGGGTTTTGTATTAGGTACGCCGTTACTTGGTGCGGTGATTGGTGTTGGCGCAGCGTTTTTGTCAATGATACCAACAATGGCGGATGCGTCAGAAGAAAGCGACAAATTAACCGACGATGTAATGAATTTATCACGTGGGTTGCATGAATTAACTGAAGCACAGCGCGCTAGTATATCAATAAAATTTGCTGAAAAAATGGCAGAAATTGAAATTGAAAGCCGTGGTTTAACTAGACAAATTGAATTGCAACAAGAAGAAGTTGACGACTTAAACCAAAAATATGAGCGTGGGCAATTTGTATTAGGTAAATGGTTAGTAACACAAGAAGAATTTGAAGCGCAGTTAAAAAAAGAAAAAGATCAATTATCACTATTAAACGGCGCATTGGATGGTAACAATCAAACGGTAAGCCGTTTAAATGGTATCCTGGACGGTTCAATAAGCAAATCGGGCGAATATGTTGACGCTTTGCGTGAAGAAATGATCGTTTTGGGTATGACATCCCGCCAAAAAGCAATTTACCGTGCATTATCAGAGGGCGCAACCGATGCGCAAATCACTGAAATAAATTTAATTTATGATGCGATTGAAGCAAAAAATGCAGAAATTGAAGCCATTGAAAGAGAAAATGCAGCCAGAATAAAACGCGAAAAAGACGGCAAAAGACAAGCCGCAGCAGATGCAGCAGCAGCAGAAAGACAAGCCGCAGCAGATGCAGCAGCAGCAAAAAGAGCAGCCGACGCGTTTAATAGACGGTCCGAAAGTGCATCACAATATGCCGACAGATTAAGTTTATTGCGATTGGATGAACAAGCGCGTGAAACAGAAATGCACAACAGGCAGTTGCAAGAGCTAAAAACGCATTTAGATCAAAAGCTAATTACAGAACAAGAATATAATGATGCCGTTAATGGTTTGACTGCCGACCGTGAAAGAAAAAACAGAGAATCATTACAGCGACAAGCCGAAGATGAAGCGCGTTTAAGATACCAAAATATGGATATGTTAGATCGGTATATTGAACATTTTGATGAAAACATGATCACGTTTCGTGATATTGGCGCAGCCACAATGATGAACTTTGAACAATCAGTTGGCAGCGCGTTTGAACAATTTGCAACAGGTCAGGCAACAGCCGCCGAAGCCTTGCAGATGGTCACACGTTCAATATTAGGTGGTGTTATTAACGCCCTTGGTCAAATGGTTGCGCAGTATATTATTTCACAACTAGCTATTGATAGTTTTGCTAGAACAGCAGCCATTGCGGCCGCTACGGGTACGGCATTTCAATCGCAAGCAATGGTTATGCAAGCCGGTTTAAACGCATACGCATCAACGGCGGCAATACCCGTTGTTGGGCCGGCATTAGCACCCGCAGCAATGATGACAGCCATCGCAACAACTCAACCATTAGCAACCGCCGCCGGCACATTAGCAATGACAGGGGCAGTTGTTGGCGGCCGTGCATTAGGTGGACAGGTCAGACCAGGTGAATCATATGTTGTTGGTGAACGTGGCCCGGAAGTGTTAACAATGGGCAATGCGATGGGTAAGATCACAACCAATGAAGCATTGCGAGGTGGCGCACAATTCGCACCACAACAAAACGTGGCAAACGTTTCATTCAATATTAGTGCAAATGATACACGGGGCTTTGATGACTTGCTACAAAGCCGACGCGGGCAAATTGTCAATATGATAAATAAATCGATGGCAAACAAGGGTAAAAGGGCAATTGTATGAGTTATCCAACCACACCGGAATTTAGTGCAATAAATTTGCGCAGCAAACACAAAAACTTTGTTACTGAAGCACGAAACGGTCGCCGCCAAGTGCGTTCAATAGGCGCGCAACAATGGGTTTTTAGTGCGCAATATAACAATCTAACGCGTGCCGAGTTTATGCCGGTATACGCTTTTTGTGTGAAGCAAAAAGGCCAGTTGAACACGTTCACAGTAACGCCGCCAGTTATATCATCAACAAGCGGCAACGCCACCGGCACAATGCGGGTTAATGGCGCACATTCATTGGGCGATTCAACTATTGCAGTCGATGGTTTTACTGGTACAATAAAAGCCGGTGATTTTATTAAATTCAACAACCACGACAAAGTTTACATGGTTA